GGCAGATTGATTTTTTCAACCCACCGCATTAGATCCATATGGTTTAGTTTGTTTTTAGTGCCAGGCCATCCGTAAGGTGTTTCCTCATACTTTAAAGGTATACCTTTTCGGTAGACAAACTTTTCTATTTCAGACAGAAGTCCGGCATTGATTTCACCATTCATACGATTGAGTAGATGAATCTTACCGTCCCATCGCCGAGACTTGAATGCAGGCATATATCGTGCGCCTGGCACGTCAAAGGAAAAATAATCATACAACTCTTGAGCCAGTGAAGTTTCACACTCCACTAATTGTAACATCGCATGATTTTTTAACTTCAACTTAATCACATTAGAAACCAGCTTCAAATTTCTTGTAGTCAATCATATTCTTAATGGTCTGGTGTCGCCAATTAAGATTGTTAATAATTTCTGATAGTGTATCTATCACAGTTTTAATGTACTGAATTTTTGCTTCGGATGCTTGAAGTTCTGGGTCACTTTCATAGTAGTGTTCCATCTCACCCTTTAGAATCTTTAGACCATTGAAGGGGTCTGGGTCCCATCCCTTTTCCTCTATTGACTTCTGGTCTAACTTTCCATTATAATATAACCACTTATCTTTCAGAAGGATTTTCTGTTTGAACTCCGCATCTTTCATCTTTAACTTAGCATCAGCAAGAATAGACAAATACTTAGAGTGTAGTGCGGGAGTGTTACGAGATGTTTCATCTAAGTGCGCTGAAGGAATTTTACTATCCTCTTCCCACATAGACAAGATATCTTTTAAATCCATTGTGTTGACTTCCTAGTAATTTTCTGGTATTATACCACACTTAACTAGGAGATTCAAGTTATAGTAATTCAAAGTAGGAGTATCTAAAACCAGCACTGAATGTTAGGGGCGAAATTTCCGTGTTCGTTGCTGCAAATTCAATTCCTGTTATATTGACAGGAAACGCATTGACATAACGAATTTGTTTGTTCGCATTGTTATGACTAGAAAGAATAGTTACTGTAATATCAGCTTCAGAACCGATTCCAGTAAGAATTGTTCCTGCTGATGTTTTGTATTCATCATTGACAATACGATTCAACCACGCAAACATTTCTTCGTATGATTTCATATCTTCATCAACTAAGAAAGTGAACTGTACTTCATCAAACAATATTTTATCACCAACAATAGGCACATTCCTTCTCTGATATGGCGCTTCAACCTCAGAGACAGAGACACTAGGATGCGATACGGATTGTGCAAAGTATTGGATATTTGGATAGTTCTCCTTAGAAATGGAGACCGCAAACCCCGTAGGTTGAAGATAGTTAATGTTGGTTGTCAGTTCTGCCACGGTGTGTAAACCCTTAATCGTTTCTTCTATTTATACCTTGACATACTAGGAAAAATGCTATATACTATTACCATTATTCAGTGTAATATATTTTTATGATTCTATCCAAATCTGATGCATATCACGCAGCAAACGTGTTTGAAGAATTTTTTAGTGAAATGCAACGCATCGACGATTACATGCGCCGCGTTAAATTGGAACGCATGTTAAGTTTTCCCCACTCACTTCCTGGCATGGGTCCTGAAAGTGATATGTTCAATGATGCGTCCATGAACCCGAAAGATATGGACATTATGTTTCACACGGTAAGTGGACCCAAACTACATCGTTATCTAGAGATAACCGCATCAAACGCTCTGGAGTCTTCTATTCCGGGCAAGTCATTGTGTCTGTTAGTAAAAGAAAGAACCACTGGACAAATCTTAGGTATGATTCGTCTCGGTTCTCCAACAATTAATTCTAAACCTCGTAATCTCTGGTTAGGTAATCCACTTGACACGGTGAACCCATCGGTAATGCAAAGATTTAATTCCTCGGCAATCATGGGATTTAATATCGTAGCGGTTCAACCGTTTGGTTTTAACGCTCTTGGTGGAAAACTCCTTGCTGCTATTTGTTGTTCTCATCAAGTACGTGAACTCCTTAATAAAAAATACGACACCAACTTTTGTCTCTTTGAGACTACCAGTCTATACGGTTCAACAAAATCTTCCAGTCAGTATGATGGTATGAAACCATTTATACGACATAACGGTTTGACTGAAAGTAATTTCGCCCCCTTAATAAATGATACTAGATTCAGAGAACTTGATGCGTGGTTTCGTAAAAAAAATGGAGGAGAATCTTTGATTGATAAAGATGCCTCTTCACGTAAATTAAAAACTCAAACAAAAATGGTAGGTATTATTAAACAGTCGTTAAAAGAACATGATACTGGCGCAGCAGAAAAGTTTAATAAAACCTTCAGAAACGCTTTACAACTGACCGAACAAAAACGCAGTTATATATCTACCTATGGTTATGAAGCACAATCAGTAAAAGATTATCTTAATCTGAAGACTGACACCTTGATTCCAGCAGAAAATTATAATCGATTTAATATCGAAAATATTATCGAATGGTGGAAAAACAAAGCATCAAAAAGATACGAAACTCTTAAAAATGATAACCGTTTAAGAATACACCAAGAAACTTGGAATGTTAATCCAGAAGAAATTGATATTATACGATGAATATTACTATTGCTAGACTAAGGTCTTTTGTTCGTTATCAGGGCCCACTTGAAACTGTCCTTGATAGTTTCTTTGAGAACTATGTTCGGTGGATGAAAGAACATCCTGAACACAACTACGCCACGTACAACTGTTCATTCGATGGTTCCAAACCATCACGCACACCAGAAACAATTGAGTGGGCTGATGTGATTGTCATTCCTAGCGATAGTGAGTTTCGATATCATGGTGAGTTACAGATGAACCCCAAAGACTTGGCGAAGAGTCAGTCGCACATCGAGAAGATTGCACCATACTTTGCTGGTAAGACTGTCGTTATGTTTCGAAGTGACCGTGGAGATACGGAAGAACTATATCGAAATTTCTTGCCAGGGATTAAAAAATTCATTACAATCGATGAGATAGATTTCAGTGGTAACATCCACGGCATGAAGTATCACTTTATCCAACGATTAAAGAATCCTATATCCGAGGCTATGTTTGAAGGTAAGTCAATCGACTTTGCGTATTGGGGTCGTATGAAACACGGCAATGATCGTGAGAAGACCATTCGTAAGATTTACAAGTCTGACCTATCAACCGTTATGATTGGAGGATTCCCTTCTGGAGTTAAAAGACAATCTAAATGGATAAAAGATTGGCATAAGTTATATCCATTATTAGAACCAGCACGTTCCACGTTATGTTTCAACTGGATAGATCCTCATGCCACAACATCACGATATCCAGAGGCCCTGTCGATTGGTATGATTCCTTTCGTATGGCAAGATTATGATATTGACAATACCTACAACATTGACCCCTGGCAAAGGGTTCAAACCTTTGAAGAACTGAGAGAAAACATCTTAGAGTTACGAGATGATATTTTTTTCTATCAAAAACTTGACAAATATCGAGAAAACTACTATAATGTTCTGCTAACTGAAGATGAATATTATCAAGAATTTTCAGAAAAAATGAATGGAATAAATGGGTGATACAATGACTACTCAATCGATGATTGAAAAATTTGGCAACGAAGTAAATGTTATGAACACACTTTGGGGCGAAGATGTTGTGATGGATTGGAGACCAAAAAATGCTGGGGATTCTGCCGCATATTCGGGTAAACTATTTGAGGATATCACGGAACATGTCTTGAAATCACGTAATAACATTCGAGGTATCACTAAAAAACCAAAGTTCAAATGTCATTTTGGATTGCCCCGCGAAGGTGATTTTGAGTTAATACACAAAGATAATATTGTTCATATCGAATGTAAACAATTAGGAAATGCAGAGTCACATTTCGATAAACTCTCTCATGTTTTTATGAACTTGATATGTGGATGTTATGGTAATAACTTTTGGTTGGTATACGATTACAATAAAGATGGCAATCCCTCAACTCTAAAAAAAATCAGGCATCTTGAGAAAAGATGTCAAGTCATCAAAGAACAAGTCGCACTTCAAGGCATTACGTTTGAGTATCTAACAATCGAAGAACTGGAAAAGATATAAAAAATGTCTCAAATTCTTTAATTCTTTCCACGATATTTCCACTTTTCTTCCATTTTTTGGTGTTGACAATGTTATGAAATCATGTAATAATGGTTCTGTAATTTGAGATGGGATATGAAAATGAAATATGAAGCTTACTTATACAGATATACACATCTGCCGTCTGGTCGTATGTATGTCGGTATTCATAAAGGTTTGATTGAAGATTCATACAACCACTCTTCTACTTGTGAGGAGTTTAATCAACTGCTCATCGACAACTTTGATGACTTCAAATATGAAGTTTTATTAACCGGAAGTTACGGTGCAATGAAAAATGAGGAACATAAAATGTTAAGTGAAGCAAATGCAAAATCCAACGTAATGTACTTTAACAAGTCTAACGGATCTCCCGCAAGTAAGAAGTTCAATATGGAACGTGTCTTGACTCTCGCTGCAGAAATCAAGAACATGACCGGAGAACAGGAGATGGCGTCTGAGGTTGTGAAGACAACTTTCATTCAGGTACGTGCAGAAGATGACTGGACGCACAAACAGAATATCCAGAACGCTATCGATGAAGAACACGGTAACACTGAGAAGTTAAAACTTCAGGCGGTTCTCCTAGAAGGTTACTTTGAGGAGGGTGATGACGACTATGGTGTTGATGGTTCTGCCGGTATTGGTGGTAACCACTCTACTCGTGCGACCAATGATTCAAAACACGGTGTTACCCTTGAGGTTATTCGGGTTCCCTTGTCAATGTGGGAAGGTTTGACGGATTCAGAAGTTGAATACTTAGGTATGATGTTGAATGTTCAAGAAGGTAAGATTCAACCCAAAGTAAACCAGTCAGAAGATTTCTCTAAGATTGCACAGAGTCTCTACTACAACCACAACATCGACCTTGACTCAGATGCAATGATCATTGCACTTGAGAAGTTCAACATCACCAAACGTCAAATCAACTCTGCTATCAATAAAGCAAAGAAGGCGATTGAAAAACACGAACTAAGTCTTGTCGGTAAGAAACGAATTGACTGGACACGTGGTGCTCAGAAGAAACACCTTGAAGAAGATATCATCCCAAGTTTCAATAAAGATGGTAAGACCTATGTAGAAGTAATCACCAGTGGTTCGGGTGGTTCGATCCAGACTTTCATGTCTAACTTCTACCGTGCACAACAAGAGTTCACCTACGAACGTGCTGTGTGTCTTGTACGTCACCCATCTATCGAAGACCACGAGTCTTGGGTTTCCGGATCAAAGAACATTGCGGATCGTGAAATGTTAGAGTTCTTTATGGAGAAGGCTGGGATTGAGTTCCAAGAGATTGGTTTGAAACTGCTACAAGATCAGAAAGAACAACTTACTATAGGATAATACACACTAAGTGTATGCCAAAAAAAAAGGGGGACATTACGTCCCCCAAATTTTTTATAACTATCGTTATTTTTATTAGTCGAGGATGTTATCCACGCGGAAAATACGATAGTAC